AGTGCTAGTCTACAAATATAATCATCTGATGGGATTGAACGACTTAATAACCAGCTCCTTAATGTAGCTTCACTGACACCAAGTTGTAACGCTGCTGTCATGACTTTGTGGTTTTCTTTGTCCATCCAATTTCGTATGATTGTTGACATCATATTCATTTGAAGTTCCTCACAGCGCCGGTCATGTCACACATACCCCACTTTGCACAAGTTGGTGATGCTGTGTCAAATAACTCAAATTGTCTACCACCTCTACTCGTCTGTGACCATTCATATGTTTTCATGATTGAACCTGTGCGCTCAAACATCGGGTTAAAGTAGTGGCCTTCTGCAGTTTTGCGCATTTTTATTCTTTTATGCTTTTTGCTTTCAGGATCGCTTTGTTCAATGCCTTTTTTCCCAAGCATTCTTTCCATGCGATCTATGAGTTCCAAACGACCTTGATCGAGTAGCTTGATGTCTGCTTTATTGGCATAAATGCATGGCCAACAACCCACACGGTTTGATCCATTTAAGTAAAGTTGATTGGGCACGATACCAAATCGATGGTGGATGTCAATCACATCTTCTTCAGTCCACTGGTACAATGGCCTCCATGTCCACGCATTTAAGCCTTCGTTCCATTCCCATTCTTCTACTGTTGAGCGTCGTGAGCTTTCCTCTCGACGAACACCCACTGCATTGATCCAATCACAATCAAGCGAGTCTGCAAAGCGTTTGATGGGAACAAGTTTAAGTTCACGAGTGCAATACTTACGCAAACTACTGGGGAAAATATAGTTCTTAAATACATATCTAATGAAACCACTTTCTCTTCCAAGGCGTTCTTCTTCTTCAAGAATAAAATTCTTTATTTCATCATCGAACCTATCCAACGGCAAAATATTTTTTACATGTGTTATCGGTCCAATAATCTTTTCAACTTCGTCTAAGTACTCATATGTTTCTAAGCTTTCCCATCCTGTGTCTGCAAATACACGCAGAAAATCAGATTGACTGTATCCGTTTTCATACAGAAATAAGCAAGTAGCTGTTGAGTCTTTGCCGCCTGACACAGATACAACAATCTGTGAGCCATCACTAAGATGTTTTTGAGCCTCTTCTGATAATATAAATTTGTTCATGTCATCTCCTACCAAGGTAAATAAAACCTTTCATCGTAAATCTTTATGTTGTGCCCAATCCACTTCATGACTGGAACAGCCATTGAGTTCCCAAGTGCTTTGTATCTAAGACCGTCTGGACACTTATTCTCAGATTTGTTGCGCCATCTAATAAGAGTGTAGTTATCAGTGAATCCTTGTAAGCGTTCACACTCTATAGGTGTCAATTTTCGAACACGATCTCCCAACTCAATCATATTAAAGTTGTCACTTCTGCTGTAGTCACCACAGGTTGTTTGCAAGCATCTGAAAATCTGTCCCTTGTAATCTCCAGTGCTCTCCTCAACTTTGTTGGTACTATTCTTTTGCGCTTGTCTAGTCTTCTTAAAATACCGGCTGCGGCCTTCGGGGTCAAAAAGTACTTTGGCGCAACAATCTCTGTCGGTTCCAATATGTCCGATAAGGAACACTCTTCGTCTGCGATGGGGCACTCCAAAGTATTGAGCGTCAAGCATTCTCCAGCAAAGACTATACCCGATGTCAGCCATTTCCCTGAGCAGGGTTCCAAAGGCACGCCCACCATCCATGGATAAGACACCAGGTACATTTTCCCAGACAAACCACTTTGGGCGTACCGTTCTAACCACTTGAATGTAGTCATACATAAGCTTGCCTCTTGAGTCTTCAAGTCCACCTCTGTTTCCAGCTGTGCTGAAGGACTGACAAGGACTTCCTCCGACCACAATGTCAACTGTTCCCAGCTCATCTAGTTGCTCCTTTGTTATTTGTGTGATGTCACCTAAGTTCGGTATTGTTGGATGGCGTTGCTGCAGCAGCTCACAAGCAAAGGCATCAATCTCAGACACACCGACGCACTCCCATCCAAAGTCTTTCCATGCCATCGTTGCAGCTTCTATACCGCTAAATAAACTCAAGTAACGCATGGTGCTGCCTTCCTGATAAGCTCACCGAGCTTGCATAATAATTTTGCTTTTTTGATGTGCTTGCAAGTCAATCGTCTGCCTTTTTGATAATGAGGACAGGTGCAAGACCATTCGTACAAGTTCATTTGATGCATGTGATGACTGATCTTATCAAACTTCACTGTGTACTTGCCGGTCTTGCCCTGAATAATGAATGTCATTGTCTCATATTTTTCAATTGTCTTCTTCTCTCTGCCAGAGCGGAACCAAGTCCTGTTTTCTTTTTGCGTCTTTCTGCAGCTGCTTCGACTTGCTTTTGTATGAGTGGATTGAACGCTGGCAATGCAATATTTGGAAGTTGCTTTTGTTCACGATTTGTGTGCCATATTTGTATGATTTTATCATTGGCTTCGAGTTTACTCATCAAGTTTTGAAAAGTCGTTAAATTAAGTGTATTGACTCTCTGTGTTCCTGCTGCACATGAACAGGCACATTTCAAAATCTTTATAGCATGTCGTCCATCATTGTTGCGGCAAACGAAACTTACTTCTCTGAAACCTGTTTCACAGTCAGGACAATCACTGATAGCTTTCCTTTCTTTTGCTTTTTTGATGCCAATCGCTTTTGTTACATGCTGTCGTATGACGCCAAACGGGGGTTGATAACTCTCTGTGCATTCAATAATAAAATTATTGATGGCACTCAGCAGAACTCTATCATCTATATCTTTGAATGCTGCCCAGTATGATGGAAAGCTTTGATCATAAAATGATGCGTCGTTTGTTCTTCTCCAGTTTACAGCAATCATGTGTATGCATTGGTCAATTGTTTCTTCAGTAGCCATGTTATCTCCGTTTGTTATAGCTCGTCAAATCTAAGTCGTTGTACAGGTAAAGCTGAAAGCTTTGCTTTATTTGGTTCTGGTGGGTTCATATCACCTCTTTTCCATTGGTCAGCCAGTTCTATGTTTCTGTCTAGCTTATCACGGTTCAATAGATTTGTTACATCAGTGAACCCTCCCTCTCTCCAGAAGCTTACATGCGCACAATACGATGGTGCTTTGTATGCATAATCTAGCACAGAACAACATTCATCTGCTGTGGCTTGTCGTAAAGCAGCACGAATAGTTTTGATCTGGTCTTTGCGGATCTTTCGAGCTCGTTCATTGAACGATAGCCAATGCTCATAGACTTTGATTACATCTTTGGTCATCCACTCTGAACGAAGTCCACGGCCTAGTGGACGAATATATTCTTTAGTTTCTTTTAGTTTATCTTTAATTATTTCGCCCGTGTGTATGGCTGTTTCTTGGTCGGGTTCTGGCTGAGGATTGGCTGACGGCTCTTCCATATCTAGCTTTGAACCTGCATTTGGTTGGTCGGGTTCTGGCTGAGGATTGGCACGCTGTTGGTCGGGTTTTGGTCGGCACATTTTTTCTTGCCAATCCATCCAAAAAGAATCAACTCTATTGATGACAAGTCTGCTGCGGTGGCGTGTCCAACCCATGCGCTTTGCAATCTTGCGTTCTGTAAGCTTTACACCATCAAGCTTCAACTTCCAAACATAAAGAAAGCCAGCTGCATCACACGCAGGTCGTTCTCGATCAAAATCTTGCAGCTCAATCTCAGCAACAATGTCTCGTGGGCACGGAAGCCAGCTCTCATTCTTCGACATTGGCAACCTCTATCGATATGTGTGCATGCTCACCAAGACCTGCATGGTGCTTCTCTATAACCAGTCGAGCCACAATATTGTCATCCTCCAAGATGCCTACATCAACCATCAGATCTAAACATGACTTAGCTATATTATCTGCGTCTGGCTTACTTGCTTTCCAAATCCTTTCGGGCCTCTTCTTTGGGGTGCGAGACAGACGCTTGAAGACAGCAATGATTCTTACAGATACAGCTGATGAATAGACTTCACCTTGCCATTGCTCAAACAAATACACACCTGCAAGCTTTTTCCAGTTTGTGTATTTCTTTGGCATATATGCTCTTCCAGATTTTGTGACTCTTGGTCGAGGACATGCCATTGGTTCTTCACCGATGTAATATTTTCTCATGCTTTTTCCTTTCGACCGATGTTGTGAACAACATTATCCCAACTAGAAGCAGGAACCTCGTCACGGCTGATATACTCAATACATCTGCGGACTGCTTTTGGTGGGCAACATGGTACTTTGCTGTGTTCCATGTAAGGCCAAAGGCCTTGAGGTGTCTTTCTAATTTTATACCCCTGGATCGCTGAACCATACATGTTCATCTCTTGAAGTATGCTTGAGATCGTTTTGATAGATGGTTTGACGCTATCATCTCCATATTTACATGCCCATTTTGTAAACAAAATGTGTCCTTCAGTAATGTTTCCTGTGGTTGACATATGAACTCCTTGGTTAGTCCTTTATTAAATATAGTTATCCTTTATGGATGTCAAGATAAAAAAATAAATCTAACAAAGTGTTTGACAGGAGTTTGTAAATATAGTACTTAAAAGATTGCCATTAAAGAAGGAGTTGGCATGATTACATTAGAAGAACTAGAAGCTCGTGGTATGGTTGCATACTTGCGAGGTAGCAAAACACCATTTGTCTTGTACAAGGGTTTGATTGAGTTGGCACATGACAAAGGCCTGCAAAGCATCGTAACAGAACCCGTAGAGATGAACTGGGAAGAGAACCGCTTTGTATTCAAAGCAACTGTGACTGGGAAAGATGGTCAGGTGATTGTAGAGTATGGAGACGCAACACAAACCAATGTCGGTAACAAAAGCATTGCACAACACAATATGAGAATGGCCCTGACCAGAGCAAAGGGACGTGCGCTCAGAGATTTTTGCGGAGTAGGAATCTGTACAAAGGAAGAGTTGGAGATTGAAAAGGCAAATGCGCAACTTGTAGATCCATCTTGGATTGATGATCAACCTTTTTTCATATCTTCTCTAAAAGAAATTGGTTTGACTTATAGCGATGCAGTCTTGGTTTGTGAAAAAAATGATCGACCAGTTCCGGCTCAAATGAAGCCTGAAAACAGAAAAAAGTTGCTTGGGTATTTACAACAGCACAGAGAACAGTTAAGATCAGCTAAGTAACACGGTTTGTGTTATCTCCGTTCAAAAGTCTTCTGCCCCTCAGAGGGCTTTTGTTTTTTTAAGTTTCGTCTTCGTGTTCATATTTAAGACGCTCAGCATCCCAATCACGAATATACCCAGAGCCAGCTTGTAACGCTACTTCCATCTCTGGAGAGTCATAGCGTTCAGCTGTCGTAGCAATACCTGCAGCAAACTCTTCTGGTATCTCTCTGTGGTAACTGTCATTCATTATTCTGCAGAACTGTGCCACATACAGCTGTTCTATGCTTCCTATGCTGTGCCATGGACACAAGTACCCTTGTGACCACCAAGCTGGACATAGATGGCTGAGTTGCTCTACTGCCGAGTGATAGATTGAGATGCATGCTTGTCGATTGAACAATGGGAGTTTGTGTTCTATGAACGCTGCTAGCTCGATGACATCTGCGGCTTTCTCAACCTCTTGCCCTAACACCAGCATAACAAGTATGGCATGTCTAACATCTGGGTTCTTGGGAGACACCAGGTCAACAATCTTCCAATCAGGAGATACGCCTTTGGCAAAATATTCTACTGTTCTTTCTCTGCCTTGTGTTGCTGCATCAAGAACTCGCAAGTTCAACCATTTCTCTGATGACACGACGATACCGTCTCTTTGCATTAGCCAATGGTTCAGCAATCCGTTTTGGTGTTAGACGATCCACGACAAACCTTGTCATTGTGTCTGCCCAAATGCGCATGCCTTCATAACTGAGATTGCGAACAAAAGGTACTTTGTGTGGCAGCATGACACCGTCTATCTTCCAAATCTTACCGTCTCTGCCAAGAAAGAAGTAACGCCTTCCTTGAACAAAGAATACATCATGCCTAGTCATACCAATGTCAATCGTTCCACCATACAACAGATGCGCTCGAACCTTTCGATCATTGATCTGGAAGTGGTATCTACCACAACTGAATCCTATGCTTTTGTCATCGCTCAGGCTGATTGACCCTTCTTTGTATGCTGGGCTTGCGATTATTTTGCCGTCTTCCCATTGTTCGATTTCGGTTCGGTATCCCATCGAAAGTCTCCAAATCCGTGTATCATCTCTGGTGTTATAATGATCTCAGGTTTACGACGAACAAGTCGTATTTTGATTTCTTGATTGACAGGCAAGCCACTCATGAAGATTGATCCCAAAGAATACTGGCGACGGATTTTGTTTGTGTTGTCTCTTCGTAAAACTAGCATACGAGAGTACTGCAAGCAAATCGACTGGCCTGAAGATCAGTTCAAAAGACATCGAGGCATGAAGTGGATACCAGCTCACAAAGTCACAGATGCGTTCTGTGAGTGGGCAAAGATACCAAAGAACATTATGTATGAAGCACCCGAAATTTTTTACAGTACCGTGAGGAGACAACATGGACAGTGCCTACAAAGCTCAGGCAAAGCATCTCTACGAAGTTTTGCTACGAATACAACGATGGTTCAAAGGGGAGGACTTATTCGAGGTCGTCATCGTTGAATCTGAAGATGATTGCCCATATGACTTTATGTGGAGTCATCAGATGGGTGGATTGATGTATCGTATGCATGAGAAAGACAAGTGGAAAAAAGTGCTGAATCTTAACCATGTTGAACCAATGATTTTTTGTATGTCTCAAATTGAACGCATCATGGAAGAAGCAAGAGAAAGAAGAGATGCCATAGCCGATCTCGCAGCTATGGCATCTGAACAAGGTGAGGCCTTGCTTGAAAGGCTCAGTGATTTTGCACGATCCGACAAAACAAAAACTCTCTCAGAATAAATGTTTGTGCAGCATCATCAGTAAATAGAAATGGATAGGCATTGAGATTTCTTTTTGTTATGTTGCTGACGAAATGATCAACCTTCTTCTTCTCATTTAATTTGACCACATGTTCACCACCACCATGAACAAGAGCTATTTCATAAGCAAATTTTTCTTCTACTGGGGCCTTGGGTTTGGGTTTTGCTTTGGGTTTTGGCTTGCTGGCTGGCTCGGTAGTTTCAGCTGAAAGCTCATCGATTGATTTTGGTGTAGTTTTTCTACGGGGCATTTGACCTCCTATTGTCAAAATTTATGATAACTAATAAATAGCATATTATCAAGGAGATACAATGATAGACAAACGCTTGTCTCTTCAGACATATGAAGGACAAAGGTCAGCGGTACAAGATTTGTTTCTCAGACTTCTATCAGAAGAGCTAGAAACAGATACAGTCAAGACAGCAGTAGCACTTATCAGAGAAGCACGAATGATTGTTCAAGCTGAAAATGATGATGCTCGAAAAAATCAGAACTCAGCTGTTGACAGCGTAAAGCAATCTAGTCCTGTCACACCTCATGGTCCTTTTCCAAAGTTGATTGGTAGAAGCTCATGATTTTGCCCAGCGATGGACGGTTTTGGAACCCAGAACATTTTCTTCCGATGCTAACAATCAGAACAAAAAGTCAAGGGTTGCAGCCATTTCATCTTTGGGACCACCAAAAGCTTTTGGCGCAGGCAGTTATCAATGCATACACACAAGAAAAATGGATTGTTCACATCAAGCCTCGTCAGGAGGGCTCTTCAACTTTCTTTACTGGTATTACCTATCAACATGCAGCTTTCCGTTCAGGTTGTCATGCAGCTATCATTGGCCATAAAAAAGCGACAGCAAAATCATTAGCTGAGATTGCAAACCGATTTTACAAGTCAACTCCAAAGCAAATACAGCCTCGTAGGATTGGAGCTATGAAAAGAACTTTGGAGTTTCCAGACATTGATTCCAAATTGAGTGTAGCTTCAGTACAAGACGACGAACCATTGCGAGGAGAAACTTGTCAAGTTGTTCTTGGCACCGAGCTTTCATCTTGGCAAGAGAATGGTGGAGATGAAGTATGGGCGTCAGTGCTCAATGCAATCCCACAAAATGGTGGCTTCATGATTGCAGAAAGCACTCCAAAGCATCATGGAGATCAGTTGCATATGTTGTGCATGGATTCAGATAGGCCAGACAGCAAATGGATGAAGGTATTTATTCCATGGACTATGGTCAAAGAATACAGCATTGAACCACCTCCTGGTTGGATACCAAATAGGTCTGTTACAGACTATTGGGACAAGTACAAGTTTATAACACCAGCTCAAGCCTATTGGCTTCAGACAAGTGGGCTTCCAAAGTGTAATCGAAACATGGAGAAGTTTAAACAAGAGTATCCAATCAATGATGTTGAGTGTTGGGCTATGACAGGTGATGCTGTCTATGATCAAAACATACTTCGGCAAATGCTTCAAGAAATAGATGGTGGGACAGGTGTATCTGTCATTACTGATCCATGGGTTGTTTTTGAAGACCCAAAACCAGAAGACCAATATGTTATTTTTTGTGACCCTGCTGGTTCATGGGCAGATAGAGATAATTTTGGTGTAATTATTCTCAATCTCAATACTTGTGAACAAGCAGCTGAATATGTTGGACACATTTCAGCATACCAAATGGCACAGCGACTGGCTGAGTGGGGCAGAAAATACAATGACGCCATGGTATATGTTGAAAGCAATGGTGTAGGAGAATCAGTTCTATCTCATCTTGTAGACAATCCAAACATTGCATACAGGCGTGTATATCATCGACCAGCAAGCAGATACGGTAGAAGCAAGCGTCGGATAGCAGGATGGTTTTCAAACACCAAAACAAAGAAAGAAGCTGAAGGATTTATGCAGCAACTCATTGAAGATGAGAGTGTTACGATTCATAGCGTCCGCTCGCTGAGACAACTTATGTCTTACAGAGGTACATGGGGATCTAGATCTCGTGACCAAGAAGGTGGACACTATGACTTGGCTTCTGCATGGGCTGGAGCTGCATGGGCGTATATGCAGAGAAGAGGTTCTCAATGGAGATCAAGAAGAAAGGATCCAAAACAATTGGCGGCTGAGGCAATGCTCAGGTTACAACGAAGAATAGATGCATCTGCAAATCAGGGTGCCAACACACCATGGGGTAAGCACGTATGAAACAAGATAACCAAAGTCAGGCACAACCGATGTCTGAAAAAGAAAAGTTACAAAAGACTTCTAAATACATCATTAATGTAATTAAGCAGTCGGAAGAATACTACAAAAAAAACATTGCCCGTGAAGATGCTAGAAACTTAAGTTATTGGCGTGGTAAGTTTTGGGAAGGAGATGGTTATCCAACCATGTCTGAACTTGAAAATTACAACGCACAGCAAAATGAAATCTTTCCAATACTTGATACGATTACTTCATCGTTAGCTCTTGATCTTCCACAATGTGAGGTTCTAGATGTTCGTCAACGAACATATGAAGTTCCAGATCGTTTTGAGGATACAATATTTACTGGTCGTCGGATTGCAGCTGTTCTCAACTGGATGGCTGATAGAGATAATCTTGACGACACAACTAGAGAAGCAACTTTACATGCAATGCTTTTTTCCATAGGTGCTGTACGGAAAATTACATGGTCACAAGAGAAAGGACAAGTAATTTGGCGTATGAAGATGCCTTGGGAAGTTCAGTTTGATCCATCAGCTCGTAGACTTACAGATATTTCATGGGCATCTGAGCGGTTCATTTTGCATCATTCACAACTCAGACAGCGTATTGAAAGCGGATTTTATGTTCTGCAAAATGGCAAACAAATTAAGCCTGATACTTATCCAAGGTCTTTGATTGATGACTATGCAACAGGTGGATATGACGATAAACAGTATGAGCGTGAAATGCTCAAAGAGTATGTCACCCTGCATGAGTATTGGGATTTCCGAAAGAAGCTTTTGTACCATGTGCACACAGGCTCTAGTCAGATCTTGATGATTACTGAGTTGCCATATGGTAATCCATATGATCAGCTAGTTTTTCATGATGGGGTTGGGCGTCTCCGAGGTATTCCTGATGTGTCTTTGTTAGCCCCTTTGCAGCAAGACATAAATGAGTTGGTGTCTGCTCGTAGAGAGATTGTGAGAAGGTTACCAAAGCGTATGTTTTATGACAAAGCCATGTTTCCAAACGAAGAAGATGCGTCTAGGTTTATGAACAGTCAAACATATGAACCTGTACCAGTAGAGACTGATGGTCAAGCTTTGGTTGGCGATATGATTTATGTGACTCCTGACATGCCAACAACATTTGACTTCAACCGTCATTTGGATCAGGCTACTATACATATAAAAAATATTGCAGGTATGGCTGATTATCAAAGAGGACAAGTCAAAAACATTCGAACCGCCGCAGAAGCCAATATGGTACAAGCTTCAGTTCAAGGGCGTATGCAAGTTCGTACTCGTGTTCTTACAAAATTTGTAAAGAGAGGTTTTGACAAAGCTATGGGCATTCTTCGATGGGCAATTTCGAACAGTGATGTTTCTGGTATTGATATGGAAATGATTACTCGAATGACTCAAATTGATGTTGCACCTGATGTCATTGCAAGAGAGATTGTGGAAAGCTCACCACAGTTTCGAGTTCTACCTTTCAGTCCTCTTATGGAAGACAAAATCGTTCGAAGAGAACAACTGGTTGCTTTACTTGGTCAGTTGGCTGCTACGCCTTCTAATGATCAAGTAAACTGGAGAGAAATTACCAAAGAACTTGTAGATATGTTTGGTGTTAGGCCAAGTATTTTAAGAGATGATTATGATATTGAAGAAGAACAAGTTGCAGCAGGCGAAGCTGCAATGGCACAGATGGGCCAACAATTACCATTTCCCCCACAATAGGAGTAAATTATGAAATATCCAAAATCAATGTGTGAAAAGGCACGACAAGGCGACAAAGAAAGTATTGCACTTATACTTCTTGATGCACCAGAGATGCCAATGGACATGAAAATGAAACCAGAAGAATATGCTATGAAAATGGTAGATGATAGCTATTCAATGAAAGATGATGATGAGTTTGAACCTCACATGATGTATGATAAGGACTCAGATAAAAGCGAAATGGCTGAGACCAAAGAGGAACACACAATGCTTGATGAAAAGGGTTATGTTCATGCAGATAAAATGCCAGTAGCAAAACTTTTCATGGATATGGGCTTGCCAGAAAAGCTTATACAAAAAATTTCAGAGCGTGTCATCGAGGCCATGGAGTCAGGTAAAATTTAATGCCAGTTGTCAAGTACCAATGTTCAAAAGGACATGTTCACAAAGCAATCGTTAGTTCAACTCAACTTGCAGAATCTACTCGTGCTTGTCATTGCGGAGAAGACGCATCTAGACAAGTTTCAGGTTTTGGTTTGGGTGGGCAAATATTCTTTGATCTTATGAGAGCAGAAGATAATCTTTTAGGAAAAAACAGAAAGGAGTCTTTCAGGGATGCTAAATGTATCAAAGCATGGGAAAAAGACAAAGGTTTGGTACAATGCACAGCTCAAGAAATGCGTGACTACAAAGAATATGCTACAGATAAAACTGTAGATCAAGAAAAAACAATCGCACAAGATGGTCGAAACGCATGGTTCGATCGTGTCGATAGAGAAGATATACAAGAAGTAACAGGGTGGAACACCCAACAATATAATCGATGGAAGGAGGCTACTGATGAGTATGAGTCAGCAATCAAGGATGAAACCGTCACAACAGAAACAGCTTGATCAAATGAGTGATGCGGAACTTACCGCAGAACTTGATCGTGCCTTAAACAATTTACAAACTGCGGTTGGTGGTGCTGAAGCCGTAGCTGCTGCCCCAATGCAAGCCGCTTCAATGGCTCCTGTTCCTGCAGCACAGGCAGCTCCTGCACCGACTGGTGAAATGATGTTGGCTAATATACCACCAGATGACCTTCAAGCTGCAACATCAAGGATGGTAGCAATTGGATTGCTTACAGAAGCCACTTCTCAAATTACACCTGAACTCTTGATGTCAATGCAAGTTATTATTGACGCTATAGATCCAGGTCTTTTCAATCTTCAACAACCCGAACAACTGAAGGAGTTTATCAATGGAGTTAACTCAGGAGCAATCGACCTCGCAATTGCCGTCAACAGAGCCAGAGAGCTTAGCGGACAACCACCAATCCCAACCGGAGCTGGAGTACCCGTCGGAGCAGCAGCCGGATTCGTCCCAGGAGGAGTCTTTGGAGGTGTCCCCGCAGGAGCCGACCGACCAGCTGGAGCAGCCTCAGGACAACCAAGACCAATCTAACGAACTTTCTGAAGAACAACCACAATCTACTGAACCAAAGACATATGAGTCATGGGAGGAAGTAGATCTTAGTAATCTTAGTGCAGAAGCTCGAACCGAGATTGAACCAATTTTGAATCTTGTTCTTGAAACTCAGACAGAACTTGATGAACAAATTAATCAATATAAAGAATTAAGTGAACAGTTTACAACTCTTATAGAGGGTCTAGATGCTGCCAAAAAAGGTGACATGGAGCCCCTTGTCAACGAGTACAGATCACTAAATCAATCTTTTGATTTGATGTCAACAGAAAATGTCGATCTGTGCCATAGGTTGTTTATGATAGAGTTTCCGGAGTATGATAGTCAAAACGATGCTGTGAAGGCAGCGTTTATTGAAGCTATGCAGCACGATGCGTTTCATAGTAGATATATTGGAGACTCGTTGTATGACAAAATGGTCGATGCATATAAACTGGCAATTTATAGAAATGGTGGATCTGCACCAAGTTCTAGACCAACTCCTCAGTCAGTCAAAGCTGAAGCCCCAAGTCGTCAACCTAATCCAAACGCTGCCAAA